TGATGACCCTGTATTTACAGCAGGGTATCATAGAGAACGGATGCAGTTTCAAGTGTTTGTAGTAGATACTATAGATACAGGTACTGGGGAGGCTTATACCAAAGCATTAAGTATAAGAGAGACTTTCCACAAAGGATTGCATCTTAAAGAGGGTTCTACAGATATTTATGTCCTTAGAACTCCATTTATATCTCATGCTACTGTAGCTACTGACAAAGTAGTTGTTAGCGTAGTTATTGACCTTGTTGTAGAAGTTTCATCTTTCTAAAAGGGACTTATGTATAAACACATTGACGCTTTACTTGTTCCTAACTCTGGTCTTGTAGGGGTGTATAACACTGAAGAAGATTTTCTAGCAGGTTTACCTCCCCTTCGTACTTTCAGGATTTATACTAATCCTACATCTGACGTTAATCTAACTAATGCTCTCAAGCTAGAATTGATTAACATGGGTGACGCTGAACCTGCCCCTGAAGTTCCTGTTGTAGTTTCTAGATTTCAAGCTAGGGCTGCTTTGTATAAAATGGGATTACTTGGTGTTGTATCTGATGCTATCAGGACAGCAGGTGTTATGGCACAATTAGCATGGGAAGATGTCCAAGAGTTCCGTAGAGATAGTCCTACGGTAGCTGCATTAGCTGCTTCTCTGCATCTTACAGATACTCAAGTGGATGACCTGTTTATTCTAGCAGGAAGTCTTAAAGTTTAATTTATTATAGGAGCGTTTATGCAAGTCGATGCCTCAGAAGCACTCATTTTTACAACTAAAGGTAACGTTCTATTGAACTCTCTTGAGCGTAAAGATGGGTGGGAATTCAGTCCTAATGGTGTACTCTATTGGGAAGAATACTACCAAGGCGATGAACTTGTTAAACGCAGTGTAGCGATTTTCCAATTACCTGAAGGTGAAACTCTTTCACTTACACAGGGCGCAATACAATAAAACAGAAGATAGGATAGAGATATGGCTAATACACAGGCTTTGGCACAGAGCTTTCGCGTAGAGCAATTGAATGGAATTCACGCATTGGGGACTACTGTAGTACGCGCTGCTACGACTCCTGATGTATTTAAAGCTGCTCTGTATTTTGCATCAGCTACGACTGACGGTACTACTACTGCTTACACTACTACAGGTGAAGTAACAGGTACAGGATATACAGCAGGTGGTGTTACGTTTACATGGGTTGCCCCTGCTAATACAGGTGCTGTAGCCTTCACAACACCTTCAGCATCATTCGCTTGGACTGGTCTGACTGCTTCAGCTTTTGACGCTGTATTGATTTATAACAGCACTCAAGGTAATAAAGCTGTAGGGGTATGGACGTTTGGTTCGCAGACTGTTACGGCAGGAAACTTCAGCTTAACCCAGCCCGGAAATACGTCTACTACTGGTTTGCTTCGCGTAGCTTAATCCAAATAAACCCCGAACGCCTCTTTACAATGAGCACCATCGGGGTTACTTTATTATAAAAGGATATTATGGCAACAGGGCAAGGTACTTTGATATTTGACTTCGGTGCAGCACCGGGTACTAACATAGTTCAGACTGTTGTTTCTGATGCAGGTATATCTGGGACTTCTAAAGTAGAGATATATCTGATGGGTACAGATAGCACAGCAGACCATAATACCACAGAGCATCAATTGCTTCCGTTAGGTGGTTTATCGTTGTCTGCTATAGCTGTTACGGCTGCGACAGGGTTTACGGCTCAAGCTGCTACTATACTTAGACTAACAGGACAATTTCAAGCTCGATACGTTTGGGCTGACTAATACAAGGATAAATTATGGCAGGCTTTCGTATAGAGGGGAACACCTCTGGTCGTGTTGCAGAGGTAGATACTAGCAATAACGTACAAACAAATTTACCAACTACTGCAAACGTTGCAGGATTCGCAGTGCTATCTGCTGAGACAGATACAGGGGTAGCTACAGGTACTCGTGAAGTCCGTAAAGCTAGTATCACACAGGACTTTAGGCTTCTGACTGGTGCACCATCGTTGTTGATGTCTAGGAACTTTCCGGGTACTACAATCAATACTGGATACTGGCATCAAATTGCTACTACTCAAACGGTAGCTCAAGCATCTAACTTACTTACGATTAACAATAGTAACGTTACTACTCTTTCTACTGGTTCTGGTAATCAGTCTGTTCAAGCTGTACCTATTAACATGGGTGGTGCGACTGTAGTTGAGATTGACGGTTACCCCACCAATACTCCTGTTAGTAACAACGTAACGGAATGGGGTGCTTTTAACTACACTACGTTCAACGGCACTATTACTGACGGTGCATGTTTCCGTTTTACATCAATCGGTGACTATCGTTGTGTTCTGATTACGAACTCTGTTGAGGTGCAATCTGCTGCTATCAATAGCACGACATACGCGCCTATTAACAGTATCAAGAATTACAAAATCCGCATCTCTGATGAAGGTGCAGAATTCCTTGTAGATGACGTTCGTGTAGCTTTCGTACAGCGTCCTAGTACCTCTGGTACATCGTTGATGAATACAGCACTGTACTTGTCCGCTAGAACGTATAACGCTGCTACAGCCCCTGCAAGTGCTACTCAATTCAAGATTGGTCATGTAGCTGCATGGCTTGAAGACCAAGCACCTAACCGTGACTACATGTATACTTTGAGTGGTCAAGGTAACTACTGCGCATATACTCAAGATGGTAACGCAACGCCCGGCCCTACAGCTATTTACACGAACAACACTGCGCCTACGGCTGCTGTTCCAACGAACACCACTGCTGCTCTTGGTTCTGGTCTTGGTGGGCATTTCACCGCTACTGCTACGGCTGCTGTCAATACTGACTTGATTATCAGTTCATATCAGGTTCCAGCTAACTCTGGTACTGTCACAGGTAAAGCTCTTTACATTAACGGATGCTGGGTTGATACTTATGTCCAAACTGCTCTTACTGCTGGTGGCGCTAACATTGTTTGGTATCTATCTATTGGTAGTACTTCGGTATCTGAAGCAACTGCTGAATCAGGGACAACAAAGATAAGACGTATCGTTCCTCTTGGTGTTCAATCTGTAGCTGCTGCTGCTGCTGCTTTGGTGCAGTGCACCCGTATCCAAGTTCCATTGACTGCGGTTCCTGTGTTTCCGGGTGAATTCGTTAAAGTATGCTGCCGTTATGTAGGTACTGCTGCTACAGCAGGTGCTTATGGGCATGTAATCGGCTTTGACGGTGTATTTGAGTAAAGTATGTCTTTACTACTGGCACTCACTACCGCCGTAGGCGGGATACAAGTAGCCTTAGTAGGACAAGCGGTAAGTCTAAGTTCAGGAAGTCTGTTAGGTACTCTACAGACTTTCCTGTTGACGAACCTCTTAAACTTAGCTCAAGGTAGTACAATATCTACTTCATCTAATGCAGTTTCTGGTTCATCTTTAGCAGGTACTCAAGGTTCTTTAAGTACCTCTTTAGTTAATACTCTATTAGGTCTCGCTGAAAGTACAGCGTCAGGAACGGTAGTAAGTGCTAACGTAGTACCTGTAGTAGGTATTCAAAGTACCACTAATCAAGGAGCAGTAACACCTAGCCAAGCTGCTGCATTGCAACTTGTAGGGATACAGGAAGCCTTCTCTTTAGGTTCATTGACAGCTACAGCTTCTAACTCTCTTGTAGGAACAGCTTTAAGCCTTCTACAAGGGTCTTTAGCTAGCGCTATAAGCCCTGCATTGACTTCTGTATTGCAGTCTTTAGTACAAGGTACTTCAACTCCTGTACTATCTGTTAGTGCTTCAGGAAGTCAAGAAAGTACAGCACAAGGAAATACAAGCGCAGTATCTTCAGCTTTTCCTTTAGGTGCACAAGAGGCTCAAGTACAAGGGACTGCTGTAGGAACATCTAGCTTTGGCATATCAGGACAATCTGAAACTCAAGCTCAAGGTAACTTAATAAGTACCTTAGCGGGAATCCTGTTTGGAACTCAAGAGGTACAAAATCAAGGTACTTTGCAAGCAAGTAACATAGGGGCTATTCTAGGAATTCAGGCAGGTACATCTCAAGGTAGTGTATCTTCTGTTTCTGTAGTTAGTACAACAGGTCAAGTCCAAGTCCAAAGTCAAGGTACGATAACGGCTCAACAAGCTGCTAACTTACAGCTTATAGGGATACAGCAGAGTATCTTACAAGGTACTTTAGTTCAATCGTTGTCTCTAGCAGTATCAACTCAAGTACAGACTGACGCTATTGGAGTAATAGGTTCTCTAAATACCCCATTGCTGGCCTCTAACACCCTCTTAGACGCTTCAGGAACTCTTGTAGGTACTTCTACCCTACCTTTGACTTCTCAAGCGTTACAGGGCTTTATAGGTACGTTAACGCCTGTCTCTGCGGGTGTTATTCAGCTTATAGGGTTACAGCAAGCTATATCTCAGGGTAATGTCTTTGGGGTTACGACAAGAGCTATCACTTCTTCTAGTGCAGCTAATCAAGCTGGTTCTATAGTAGCTGCTCCTTCTAACGGGTTATCTTCTCAAGTTCAAGGCACAGTCCAAGGTTCTATACCTTTAGTAATCTCTACAGCTTCTCTAGGTACAAATACCTCTGCTGAAGCTCAAGGTATTCTAGCTAGTACCTTTATTAAGAGTATCACTGGATTACAGCAAGCTAATACATTAGGGAACATCCTTCCAACGATAGGTGCTGTTCTTACAGGGCAATACACTCAAGACCAATTAGGTAGCTTCTTAGTTCAATACAGTAAAGCCCTTCAAGGTGCTTCTATAGCATTGCAACAAGGATCTGTTACCTTTAATCTGATTACTGCTGCTATTAGTGCAATCAGGACATTGTATGTACTGCATGAAATCAGAGGGTTGCCTTTATCGCATGAAGATAGGACTTTGATAGTAGATATTGAAAATAAAACACTAGCTAATCTGGATTCTATTAGAAGCACGATAGGAATATAACATGAGTACATATGTAATAGATGGTTCAGGTAGAGCGGTTATAGACAAGGATTCTAACGCTAATCTAGATTACTCTTTGGATTGGACGAACTGGTTAGAGACAGGTGATGCTATCACAGGTCTTACAGTCTTAGTCCAAGGGGTGACGCTAGTCAGTTCTCAATACTCAGGTGCTCTAACGACTGCTTGGGTATCTGGGGGGACAGTAGGCGACCGCGCTGTAGTTACCTTCAGAATCAGTTGTAGCTCAGGTCGAATTGATGATAGAAGCATTTACCTGAAGATTAAAGATAGATAAAGAAAGAAATTTCTTCTGTGTTGGTATGTCACTTACATACTTAATTTTGCAAAATTAAATAGGATAGAATTATGCCAGTATCAGCAAAAGGCGTAGCAAAACGTGTCGCGTATAAGAAAGAGACGACATGGGGTACTCTAGCGGGTGCCACAGGTGCTAAGTACCTTCGCCGTGTAACATCTAACTTCAATCTGAAGAAAGAAACCTACGAATCTAACGAAATTCGCACGGACTTTCAACTTGCGGACTTCCGTCATGGTGTCCGTTCAGCCGATGGTTCGCTCTCTGGTGAATTGTCTCCCGGTTCTTATTCGGACTTCATGCAATCTGTAGTAGCTCGTGACTTCACAGCAGGTACAGTAATTGCTCTTGGTGCAACGACGCTTTCTATCGCTGCTTCTGGTTCGCTGTTTACGTTGACCCGTAGTGCAGGTGACTGGATTGTTGACGGTATGAAAGAGGGTGACGTTATCGCTCTTACAGGTGCATCGCTTAACACTGCTAACGTATCGAATAACCTCTTGGTTTGCTCAATGACTTCTACGGTTCTTACCGTGATGCAATTGAGTGCTACCGCTATTTTCCCACAAGCTACCATCGCTACTGTTACAGTCACGGTCATTGGTAAGAAAACCTTTGCACCTTTGACTGGTCATACAGATGACTCGTACACCGTTGAAGAATTCTACTCTGATATTTCTCAGTCTGAAGTCTACACAGGTATGAAAGTCAAGTCGATGGCTGTCAAGTTGCCTGCTACAGGTCTTGTAACTACCGACTTCTCGTTCATGGGTAAAAACCTTGAGCAATCAGGTGGTACTCAGTACTACACAACACCTACCGCTGCTGGTACTACAGGTATCTTCGCTGCTGTGTCGGGTGCTCTGATTCTTAACGGTACTCCTGTTGCTCTTATCACTTCGATGGACTTTACGGTTGAACGTGGTGCTGAAGCTGCTAAGGTTGTAGGTTCTAACTTTGCTGCTAACATCTTCACAGGTCGTATCAAAGTTACAGGCAATATGTCTGTGTACTTTATTGACGGTGTTGCTCGCGGCTTCTACGATACTGAAACTCCTATTTCTTTGGTTGTTGCGCTGTCTACAAGCAATGCACCTAACGCTCAAGTAGTTTCTTTCTCGTTGCCTAAAGTAAAGATTAACTCTGCTGATAAGAACGATGGTGAAATGGGTATTACTCAAAGCCATAGCTTCTCTGCTCTGTTGAACTCTGACGGTACTACAGGTAAGCAAACCAGTACAATCCAAATCCAAGATACATCTATCTAACGTATAGATTTTATCTTTAAGCTCTCCTTGGTTAACCCCTTGGAGGGCTTTTTATCGTCTATAGGTATTGCTTTTTGACCTTATTGATGTTATAATAGAACTTAGGGCTAGGATTATATTATACGATTCTAGGGTAATCAATTTATATAAAGGATAAATAATGGCAGGCTTAGACCTATCTAAAGTTAATGTATCGGCTCTTTCTGAAGTCGGACATGAATTTGAACTTTCGCTACCTGAAGTGGGTACGAAAATGGATGCTTTCATCAAAGTACGAGGGGCTAACTCTAAAGTAGCTTTGAAGTTCCAGAATAGACGCTATAACGAACAGCAAGTCAAAGAGAACATTGCTAAGAAGCGTGGCAAAGAAGTTGAACCTATGCTGATGGAAGATTTGGATAAATTCCTTGTTGACCTAGCGGTTAATCGGACTATCAGTTGGCGCGGTATTACAGACGATGGTGAAGATGTACCATTCACCCCTGAGAACGCAGAACGTGTCTATAGTGAACATACTTGGATTCGTGACGCAGTGATACAGGAGTCGAACCTAGTCGGTAACTTTCTCTGATGAGGACATAATACAGGCTAAGGCTTACGCAGAGCAAGAATTTAGGCTATCAGCAAAGCAAAAAGATGGAAGTTCTTATAGAGAACAACTAGAGAACGTTGAACGAATCACAAGACAAGTTCCAAAAGAACTTCAGGATTTGGTTGAACTTCCTCAGAGTTTACAGCAATGCTGGCGGTGGTTTCTAGAGCTAAATGCAACAAGAGAGTGCTCTATGGGGGTATCAGCAATTTCCCATAGAGAAATACAAGCGTATTTCGACTTGTATTATATAGAGTATAACCCTGAAGAAGTGCAAATGCTTCGGATGTTCGATAGCGTAGCTGTTGCTTATATGAATGAGCAAAGTGCAAAAGACGCTAAAGAATCCGAAAAGAAATCACAAAATAAATCAAGGGATTAAGGCAGCTTCGGCTGCCTTTGTTCTTTGTAAAGGATGGAATAATGGATTTACAGACATTAAAATTTACAGTAGATACAAGTGACCTGTCCAAGGCTATAGGTACGCTTAATGAGCTTAAATCCGCTATTACAAGCGTAGACAAAGCAAACAGTGAAGCAAAGACAAAAGCTGCTCAAGCGGCTAAAGCTCAAGCTGACCAAGTAACAGCAGAAGAAAGGGCGTATACTGCTCTTGAGAAAGCTGAAGAAAAGAAGCGCAACGAGAGCAACAAGACGACTAAGACGTTAGAAGATAACGCTGCTAAAGTCGAAAAGATTATGAAATTTGAGGCTGACCGCCTTGAGTTTATGAGAGAGGAATACACCAGAGGGAATTCTGGAGTATTGTCACGGATACGCGCTTTAGGTGCTCTTACAGACCAAGAGAAGGCTCTTGGGGACACCTTAGATAAGCAAAGAGAAATCCTTGGTGGAGATTCGTTAGATAAGTCCACAGGTGTATTGAAGGTACTAGGGAACCAAGCTGCTGTTACAGCTAAATCCCTTGAATTATTGAACGGTGGTTTTGGTCTTACATCAGCACAAGCTAATCAGCTTGCTCTTGGTATCGTGCGTGTTACTAACGCAGCTAAGGATGATGGAAGAACTATAGATGCTACCAATGCTCAAGTAAACACCTTAAAAGCTAGTTTCATTGAATTAGCTAGTGCTCAGAACGCTAGAACCGCTGCTATTAAAATGCACGATAAAGCAGAGAGAGACAGTGCCAATGCTCTCGCTTTTGTTAATAAAGAGATGGAACGTATCACGTTTGCATTTCAGATGGTCAACGAAGAGCTTGGTAGAACTACAGCGAATGGTCTGTACAAGTTCGAGCAGATGCTTAAAATCTCTGGAAAGAGTATCCAAGAGCAATCATCTTTACTTGAGGATTACAAGAATAAAATCATAGCTGTTAATAAAGCTAGAGATGCAGGTCAAGACAAAGGACCAAATACAGGTTATATTACTCGTGCTGTCGGCCCTCAGATTACTGACATATTCGTAGGTCTATCTACAGGGCAATCACCGTTGACTGTATTGATGCAACAAGGTGGACAGTTGCGTGACCAATTCGGCATGATGGGGATAGCCTCTAAAGATATGGCGGGCATCATGCGGGCCTCTGCTGCGTCTATGGTGGATTCCATTAAGGGTGTAGGCATAGCGATGACTTCGCTTGTTGTAGGAGTCATCAAGGATGCACCTAAGTTCATGGGTGGGGTTGTGTCCAGTATCACAGGAATGGATGCTGCTTTCACCAAGTTCCATGATAGCCTTGTAGCTAACTCTAATGTATCTACAGAAGCAATTAGACGTATCAGTCTTGCCTTCTCGGCTTTAAGAGTTAGTGTTGGATTTATTGCAGTAGCTTCTGTAATTGCTCTTGCAGCAATGGCGTATGAAATGTATCATATAGCTCAAGCAGGTGCAGAATTAGGAAAGACATTAAGTTATAGCAACGGTGAATTAGGTGTTACTAAGCAGTACAGTATAGACCTTGCTAAGTCCTTGACTTACACAGGTAACTCTGCTTCTAGCTTGATTGCTATATTTACTGAAATGGCTGCTACGACGAAAATATCGTCCGAGTACATGGCTAAATTAGGTGTAACTGCTCTTGAATCTGCTAAGTACACAGGACAATCAGCTAGTGACTTAGTTAAAGCATTCGCTGCTATTAAAGATGCTCCGTTTGATTCTTTAGTTAAATTAGGCATGGCTTCAGGTCGTGTATCTCAAGCTATCCTTGATGAAGTCCATGCTCTTGAGCTTAAAGGTAAGCGTTTAGAGGCTGTAGCATTAGCCTCTGAAGAGTATCTCAGAGTACAGAATGATACTACTTCTGTAGCTAAAGGCAATACATCTGTATTTGATAAAGCATGGATAGCTACTAAAGATTCTATCGTAGCCACTACTGGTAGTTTAGTAGAGTTTGGTACTAATTGGGCTAAGTTTGAGATAATCCTAGCAGTTCATCAGATTTCTTTGATGAAAGATGCGTGGGATTCTGTAGCTAAATCAATTAAAGATGCTGCTGAGAATATAAGTAATTTTAATAATTTAAAGACCCCTGAAGGACTTAGAACAACTACCCGTAGAGATGGTCGTTCAAGTAGACTCGGGGGATATGGTCTAAATGGTCAACCTACAAGTCAGTACGATGGCTCTAATCCTATCGTAAAAGGATTCTTACAAGACAACGGTATCATTGCTAGTGACAACAGAGAGCAAGCCGCTGGGCTTCGCGCTAAGGTTCAACAAGATAATAACACTGCGCAGTACATTCAGAACAACAAAGAAAAGACTGAAGCTACAGCACGTTGGGCTACTGAATCTATTAAGTACATGAGTGCAGTTGAGAAAGCTGAGAAAGAACTGAATAGAATTCAAGGGCTTTATAACGAAGATGTTAAGAAAGGTGCATTATCAGCATTAGCTCAAGCAGAAGCTGACAAGACTTTACGCGGTGCTCAACGTGAATACGCTGCTGCTAAGTACGAAGCCAATGCTGCGGGTCTCCCTAAGTTCTCTAATATCAAAGAGAAAGAGATTATAGATGAAAACGTACAAATGTACGAAAGAGAACGTGCTGCTTTAGCTAAAGCTGAAGGAGACCAACTTGACATTCTAAAGACTAGATATGACCAAGGCTTACTACTTCAGACTGAGTACGAAGCTAGACGTAGAGATATTATCCAGACATTCGGTGAAGCTAGATTAGCGTATATTCAGACTGAAGCTAACGTAGGTGTAAGGGATTACGAAGCGTACTTCGCTAAGTTGAATGACGTGTTCTACGCTAGGAAGAAAGCTATCGACGAAGGGTACTCTTTGAACCCTGAGCATCATGCAGCCTTGATGAGAGGTCTTAAAGATGAGTTTGATAAGCTAGCTGAAGTTGCTCTTAAAGGACAGAGGGATTTAGCAAATAGATTATCTCTTGAGAAAGTAGGTCTAGCTAACACCATCAGTACAGATGTGTTGCAATCGTATGCTGAATACGGTAAGCATCTCAAAGAGATAAATGAAGCGATGCGTGAGTACAATAAGCAAGAAGAAAAGCGCACTCTGGATTATAAAAATAACAGAGATGCGCAGCTTGCTGAAGTATGGGCTACCCCTTTACAGACTGCTATTATTAAAGCACAGACGGAAGCTACTAAGAAGTACACTGAAGCTATCGCAGAGATGGACAAACGTCTAGCTCTTGCTGTGAAGAACAGACAAGCTATGGCTACAGTTAAGGATGATTGGGGCAATACTTTAGATAATACAGGTTCTCAAGCATATCAAGATGCTCTTAAAGTAGAACAAGAAGCGAGAATAGCTGTTAATAAAATAGTAGCTGACCAACGTGCAGCACAAGAAATGTCTGCTACGGATACTGTAGTTCTTTATGAACAAAAAGAACGTAGAGCTTTTGCTGATGAAATTTCTGGGGCTATCGTTACAGGTCTATTTGAAGGCGGAAAGGCCGGTTCTAAGAAGCTTAGAGATACTATCATAGCTGAACTCAAGAAGCCTGTTACTTTAGTTGTACAAGCGCTTGTAAACACCATAATGGGGCCAAATGGTTTAATAGGCAATTTACTTGGCGGCAGTGGTTCAGGCGGGTCTGGTGGACAAGGCGGGGGTTCTCTGGGGAACTCTCTCATCGGTTCATTAGTGAATAGGTATATCGGTGGCGGTAGTTCAGGTGGGTTCCTTCCCGGACTTGTTCAGGGTGCTGGAAACATGTTCGGTGGTGGTTTCGCTGATGTATCTGCTATGACTGCTTCCTTTGTAGACAGTGGTATGACGTACTCTGCTGCACTAGCTTCTGCTGGTAACGCTGTAGGAGGATTTGCTGGGACAATGGGCTCTCTTGTTGGCGGTATGTCTGCTCCATTTGCCACTTTAGGTACAGCCTTAGAGGGTGGTATTGCTGCTGCTGGTGGATTTGCTTCTGTACTCGGTGCTGCTATTCCTATCATCGGTGGGATTATACTTATTGCTTCTGCTCTTGGGTTATTTGACAATGAACAAGGCTTCAAGTTCAATAACGCTGGTACAAAAGGACAACGCGACCCTAGTCGAATCGTAGATTCCTCTTTAGGTAAGTTTGAAATTGGTGGTGACTTTGAATTGAAAACATTCAAGCAATTCACAACTAAAGTTCAAGCTCTTGATACCTATATAGTCGATAATTTACTTTCACCTGAAGCATTGGCTAAGGTTAAAGAGAATATCCAAAACATAGGTGACACTGGATGGTACGGTGCTAACTCAAAGGATGAGTTTTCTAAGAATCTAGAAGCTGCTTCTAAAGAATTCTTACAGAATCGTTATAGCACAGCGTTTGATGAAATCAATAAAACGATAGCAGGTAAAATTAGAACATTTGAAGGTACAGCAGACGAGCTTATAGCTTTCTTGCAAGGAACCTTTACAGTTCTAGCAGCTATTGATAATGCAATGCCTACGCTTAAAAACATCTTTGGGCAAGTAATTAACCTAGATGATGTTATTGGGTATCAGAAGGAAGGTGAACAGCTTTCAGACACCTTTAAACGCCTTATGGGGGTATTCCAAGGGACTAACCTGTTGGTTAATGCTGTCTTTGGTGGAGACATGATTAAGGTATTTGGTGCTGTAGGTCTTGCTGGTACTAAAGCTCGTGAAGATTTGGTTAAAGCTGCTGGTGGGATTGACGCTTTCAATAGTTCATTATCATTCTTCTTACAGCACTTCTACACAGCTAAAGAGCAAGGTACGCTTGGTCAGAAGATGTCTCAAAAGGCTCTTGATGCAGGATTCGAGGCTATAGGGGTTAAGACGCCTAAAGACCGAGATGAATTCAGAAAGATGGTTGAAGGGATTGACCTTACTACAGAAGCGGGTAAAAAGCAATACGCTGCAATGATGGCACTTGCTCCTGCTATGGTGGCAGTTACTCAAGCGGCTGAAGATGCTAAAGCTTATTTCTTACAGCATTACTACTCTGACTCTGAACGTGCTGCTTTGAATAAAGCTCAAGCGTTGAAAGATGTTAATGCAGAATTTGCTAGACTTGGTATAGCCGTTCCTAAATCCAAAGCTGAATTTAGGAAGTTCATAGAAGGTATCGACCAGACTACAGAAGCTGGAAAGAATCTGTATCATGACATGATTCTCCTTGCTCCTGCATTTGATTTACTTTCTGATTCTGTTACTTCTTTTGCCAATATGACTAAAGATAATGTAACGAGTCTCTTTCAGAATGTAATCGCTTCTAGTGTATCTGCTGATGACGCTAGACAGAAAGGTGCTGAAGCTGCTGGTAAGCAATTCTTCGATGCAATGCAAGGACAGATGCTTAACGTAATTGGTGACATGATTGTCAAGAACATCATTGAACCAATGACTGCTCAATTACTTCCTCAAATTACTGCTAGTGCAGTTGAAGTAAGTACAGAGAGTATTATAGCGGGAACTAATCTTAGCCTAGGTGGTGAAGTTGCTGGTGCTAATATAGCTGCTGGTGGTGTGGCTGCTGGTGCTAATTTAGTTACAGGGGGCTCTGACGCTGGACTGAAAGTAGCTATGGGCGGTGCTGTTGCAGCATTTACTTTAGATGTAGCGGTTAAGCAGATTGTAGCTACTATTGATGTCATGACTAAGATATTTCAAAGTCCTGAATTCAAGACAGCTTTCCAAGCGTACACTGCTGCTATGGGAACCTTTGCTGCTAGTATGTACAATGCTTCTGCAAGTATCCCCGGATTTACTCCATACAATCCTAATAGTAACTCAGGGGGTGCTGGAGGTAGTTCTACAGCTTCTACTGCTGCTAAAACAGCTTATGATATTCTTGTCGCTGCTATAAATAAGCAGAAAGATTTAGCTAATGCACAGCTTAAATTGATTACAGCTATTTATGATATTACCATAGGTGCTATCAAACAGCTTACTAATACAGTTGACCCTGTTAAGCAACAGCAATATCTAGACGCTAGACGATTCATTACTAGTGCTGCTGGTGACGTTAAGAACGGTATTCTTCCTGATTCTACAGCATACAAAGACGCAGTAGCTGCTGCTGTATCTGGTGTATCTGATGCTACCTACGCAAGTAAAGTAGATGAAGAAAGAGCCAAGATGCTTCTAGCGAATGAGCTTCAAGGTATAGCTGATGTTCTTGGCCCTCAGAAAACAGGCTTAGAACAGCAGATAGCTTATCTTGATGGTTTGTTGACTACAGCTAAAGAGCAACTTGACGCTATGACAAATACAGCTACGGCTATCATGTCATTAGCTCAAGCTATCGCTAACTGGACTACAGTAACAGGACAGTTGTTACCTAATGCACCTACGTTCACTATGCCTACGTTTACGACCTTCTCAGGGGGTTCTAACGGTCTTGGTGGTGCAGGTTCAGGTGGTTCAGCCTCTAGTTCTGTAGGTGACGTAGTGAATGAGTTACAGCAGTTGAGAACTGAAGTTACTCTGCTTCGTGCTGAAGTACGCGCTGATGTTACGGCTAATATCAAAACATCTAAGATACTTGAGAGAGTGTCACCAGACGGAACAAGTCTGTATACACACGCTGTATAACATATAGCTTGATGAAACACCCCTAGAGGTCTCTAAAAGGACTTCTAGGGGCTTATAAAGGATAATATGAAAGTAATAAAACCTGTTACCTTTGTCAGCACTATGCTAACGTCAACTACAGCCGTAGAATCGACCGCTGACTACGCTGCTGGCACGACATACGCTCTAGGCAATAGAGTTATTTACAATACAAAGAAGTACGAAAGCCTACAGAATACTAACGTAGGGCATACACCCGATACTAATCCAACATGGTGGTTGTATGTAGGTAGTAGCAATAAGTACGCTCTGTTCGATGGACAGGCTAGTTCACCTACGACAGGGACTTCCTCTATCGTCACTACATTGACCTCTGGTGTAGCTTTTGATTCTCTAGCGGTTATCAATTCATTCTGTGTCTCTGTTAGGCTAGTCATCACTGACTCATTAGCAGGTAACGCTGTAGTGTACGATAAAACAATAGGTCTATCAGGGGCTAGTATAACATCTTGGTATGATTACTTCTATGTATCAGCTTTGGATGTAAGAACACAGATTATCTTCGATAGTCTACCACAAAGCACAGGCTATGTGCATACACTTACTTTCACTTCTGCTACAGGTAACTCTGTCAGTATAGGCGAAGTTCTATTCGGAACAATGTCGGATTTAGGGGCTACTCAGTACGGTGTTACAGCAGGTATCATTGATTACTCTGTAAAAACTACAGATGCTTATGGTATCACTACGTTCACACAAAGAAATTACAGTAAACGAATAGAAGCTAAAGTACAGCTTAATAACACTCAGCTTAATAGAGTACAGACCTTGATGTATTCATTAAGAGCAAAGCCTTGTGTATGGATTGCAGCAGATGACCCTTTACTTCAAGAACCCTTGATTGTATATGGATTCTACAAGGATTTTAGTACAGACATTGCATATCCATCGTACTCCATGTGCAGTATTTCTATAGAAGGTTTAATATAATATGCCAATAACAGCATTACCAACGCCAGTCCCTACAAGGGCTGACCCTGCTAACTTCAGTACAAGAGCAGATACGTTCTTAGCAGCTTTACCGCAGTTTGTCACAGACGCTAACACGTTAGCTACCTCTGTAAGTACAAGTGAAACTAACGCTGCTAATAGTGCTACGGCTGCTGCTGCTAGTGCTACTTCAGCTAGTACCCAAGCTACTAACGCTGCTAATAGTGCAACATCAGCAGCTACACAAGCGACTAACGCAGCAACTAGTGCTTCTAGTGCAGCGGGTGCTCCGGGGACTAACGCTACAAGCTCGACTAGCATAGCTATCGCTACAGGTAGCAAGAGCTTTAACTTAGTTGAAGCGAATAAAGCATACAGCATAGGGCAATCTTTAGTCATCGCTAGTACAGCATCTCCTAGTAACTTCATGGTAGGACAGATTACTGCTTTCACCTCTAGTACAGGCGCTATTACTGTTAACGTAACGGCTACAGGGGGTTCTGGTACGTTTACAGCATGGTCTGTAGCATTGACACCTATAGCAGGTACAGTAGTGACTACCGTCAATGGTTCTTCAGGGGCTATTACAGGTATCGCTACACTAGTAGGGGTAGAGACTTTTACAAATAAAACATTGACAAGTCCTACGATTAACTCCCCTACGGTTAGAGTAGCACCGCTGTATATCACGACAAGCCAAACGCTAGTCTCTAATGGTGTTTACGCTTATGGTGCGAATATCAATATGACGTTACCATTGTCTCCTACTGTAGGTGATTGGATTAACGTAGCAAGTACAGGGTCATTTCAAACGGCTGCACTTCTAAGGAACTCTCAGAATATCATGAGTCTAGCTCAGGATTTGACCTTAGATAAGGACTATTGCAGATGTACTTTAGTGTACGTCGACAGTACACGCGGTTGGGTTATAACAGAGAATTAAAAGGGAAATACATATATGTCTTTATTGTCAAGTTTTTTAACACAGAGTGGTGTAGCGACTACTGTATTTACTTCTAATGGAACCTTCACGGCTACTCAAAGTAAAATGTACCTGTTTATGTTGCAGGGCGGTGGAGGTGGTGGGGGTGCTTGGAGTCATTCTGGGACTAATCTGTCTTCATCAGCACCGGGAGGGGGCGGGGGACGTTATTCTGTGATTCCCATTTATATGACCTCTGGACAGACTGCTACTGTAGCTATTGGTGCTGCTGGTACTGGGGGTACATGCGTAACGACTACTACTGCAAATACCCCTCCAACAGCAGGGGGTGCTACTACAGTTACAATAGGCTCAATTGTCTATAGTGCAGCAGGTGGTGGTGCGGCAGGGAATATGATTCAAATGCCTGGTAGTGTAAGTTTAACATTAGGGGGGATAGGAGGGGGGAATACTTCCACTGCCGCAGGAGCCCCCTCTATTGTTTTTGGTGATTCTGAATCGGGTGCAAATGGCCTTGCGCAAATAAGTTTAGCGACTGGAGGGACTTCTTCTACATTTTCTGATAACCCGACATCGGGGCTATGTCAAGGCGGTAGTTCTAAATTGGGTAAAGGGGGTATTACTCTTTCAATGGTTACAAACGGTGCTACAGCCCCTGCTGGAACAGGTTATGGTGCAGGGGGGGCGGGTGCTGCTTATACAGCAGGGGCTACTACAATCTTCTATGGGTACGGCGGCAACGGTTCCCCCGGTATCTGCTACGTCATAGGCTAACCTATTTTTACTACCTTAATACCTCTAAGTTTTACTCTAGTACCAATGCAGCTTACCTATGAACTCTACATCTCCGCCTCACGAAACACCTTCTGTAAACAAAGAGAAGCACTCTAAAGATAGAACGTTTAGTCTTTCTAAAGATAACACGTCGTTCTCCAAGGAGAACTCCTTTCTCTCTAAAGATAACACGTCGTTCTCCAAGGAGAACTCCTTTCTCTCTAAAGATAACACGTCGTTCTCCAAGGAGAACTCCTTTCTCTCTAAAGATAACACGTCGTTCTCCAAGGAGAACTCCTTCCAAGACCGCTTTTCTGAATTACACACTGACATTAAATCTCTACGCGAAAGCCTAGAGGTTAATATGCGGGAAATGACCGCAGCTATCACTAAACTAGTCCGCTTTGAAGAAAGACAAGCCTTTATGATGAAAGCTCATGAAGCTGCTGTCAAACGCTCAGAGAAAGCAGAGGTGGACTTCGATGCGCTAACATCTAGAGTAGAAACTCTAGAAAAGGATGCCCCGATGCAACGTACCGTAAATAAATGGGTACTTACGGCAGTATACACTATAGCAGCTTCTGCTGTAGGGTATATAGGGCATATTCTTAAATTATTTTAACATATAAACATACACATATAAAAGGATATTATGAAGTATTTTCAAATGCTTAAAGATGCTTTTACAAAAGCTAAGGATGCTATTGTATCCGCTAAAGATAAAACCGTAGGGATGTACCTATGGACTAAAGGTAAAGCTCTAGCTACAGTATCTAAAGTGAAAGCTATCTATGGCTTCATTAAGGGCTAGGGCTGCTGCCGTAGCAATGAGTGCAGTTGGTATTGGATTCATTACTAACTATGAAGGCTTTAGAGATAAAGCCTATATTCCTGTAGTCGGAGATAGACCAACAATAGGAGTGGGCAGCACTACTTGGGAAGATGGTACTCCCGTTAAAGTAGGGGATAGCATTACAGTAGAGCGAGCAGAGATTCTGTTGCATAGTACTCTAACACAGTACGAAGATGCCGTTAAGAAATGCGCACCTGTTCCTATGTATCAGTACGAATTCGATGCTTATACTTCTTTGACGTATAACATAGGTACAGGGGCTTTCTGTGGTAGTTCTATCGCTAGGCACCTCAGAGAGAAGAACTACGAACAAGCCTGTAAAGATATTCTTCAATGGGATAAGTTCAAAGGTAAACCTCTCAAGGGTTTGACTAAACGCAGACATGATGAATACCAACTCTGTATAGGTGCTAAAGAGCCTATCACAAGAGACATGATACGATAACCAAAAGGATAGATATGTTTGGTGAAATAAATGAAACAGCTAAGTTAATATGGGCAACGGTCTGTACTGCTGTATTCCTTGGATGTATGACAGGCTTGTATTTCTGGCATATCTCTAAAGTCAACACAGCAGTAGAACTAGCAGTCCAGAAGATAGATTTAGAGCAAGACATGCGTAACCTCAAGCTGCAAGAAAGAGCACATGAGGCAAGCGTTAGACTTGATGAAACCCTTAAACAAGTTCAGAAAGATAAAGATGCTAAGATTAAAATTGCTAATGCTAGTTACGATAATCTTCTTCAGTGGGTGCGCAAGCAAGGAATTGGTAGTACAGCAAGCACAGACGGTATACCCGACAGTCCCATTGTTGGTAAAGATTCCAGAGAATCTGACTTCGGAATCTTACATAGACAAGATGCAGAAGCTCTTGTTGAATACAGTAAAGACGCCGAATCCCTAAGAGTAGAGGTGCTATCGTGCTACCAGCAGTACGATGCAGTCAAAGATACCCTAGATGCCTTTAAGAAAGAGAACTCTCCAAAGGCTCAGAAATAGGCTTAAACGGGCCTACAAGACGTTTTATTTGATGAATGGTACAGAGATACCAATTGAACCCCTAGAATGCCCTATAAAGGCTTCTAGGGGTTTTTCTTTGGGCGTTACGGACGTAAAAAAGCCCTGAATCCGTTAGGAGACAGGGCTGGGTAAGGTTAGCTATGTACAGTCAATGGGGCTACACCTATGACTGAACTTTCACTGAATCGTTCAAAGGCAACGTACCATTCTAGATTAGCTCTAAGGTAGTAATACTGTTCGTACATCTCAAGTCCTGATTTAGGATTCTCAGGGTCTTTGTCCCTCCAGTACCGTACTATACATGTCACAGGCTCTTTCCGTTGAATGATTAACTCTATATTGCTTATCCTATCATCACTAAGAAAAGTCAGCTTATCTGGGAAAGACAGTTCAGGAAGTTTTAGGTTCTTTATAGCATCAGGTATAACATTCATAAAGATATATCCATTTATAGGTTCCGTTTTAGTTACTTCGCCCATACGTCCTCCTTTAATATTACATACATGCTACACACTCTCCTTTTGCTGCTTGGACTCCTGCTTGTGTATATACATAGTACAGTCCAAGGATATTTGGATTATTAAATGCCTCCGTATGAACTTCAGCAATCCAAGACGGAGATTCATCTGAGGCAAAGAATAGGTTTAAAGATTGCCACTGGTCAATAAATGGTTTTCGAGAGGATGCTAGCCTGATTATACTTTTTTGGTTTATTTCAAAAGCAGTTTTAAAAACCTCTTTCTCATCCTCTGTCAGCCAATCTACATGTTGTACCGAGCCTACTTTATCCGTAACACTCTGAATATTCTTTTTTGAATAGACTCCTTTCTTTTTCATCAGTGCGAGCAGAATAGGATTAATTCTATCCATATCTCCTCCTGCTGTATTTTGAGTATATATCATTGCAGGGTCAGGATTAATTCCTTCAGAGATTCCCCCCATTAATAAAGCTGTACTTTTAGTAGGCGCAATTGCAATCCTGTGTGTGTTTCTTACCGATAGTCCTGTGCACCACTCTGGTTCACCCAATTTTTCTGCCATATCTAAACTAGCTCTTTTTGATTCTTTATCAATATGGGATGCAATTTCTTGACTAAGCAGGTGAGCTTCAAATGACTCAAAAGGTAGCATTTTAGATTGCAAGTACGTATGGAAACCACACTGACCAAGTCCAAGTGCTCTACCCTTTTTAGTGAAATCTACAGCTTTATTTAATCCATTAATATTTTTTGCCTTTTGAATAAAATCCTCTGCAATACAATCAAGGAATATCGTAGCCCAATACACGGAGTCAGTGTTTTTCCACTCGTCCCATTTTGCTACATTCATTGAAGATAGAACACAAGTGAATGTATGATTTTCATCTGAAAATAATGTTATCTCATCACAGTTTCCTGTAAGTATCCCATTAAATACAGCCATATGTTTTTTAGGTTCTGTAAAACAATAGGTCGGGCTTTCTATCTTATTATATACCTTTTGAGATACAGTTACAAATTTTTCGGAATTTCTTTGTGGTCGTCTTTTTGTAAACATTAAACGTTTTGGACAAAAGCCAAGTTCAGCCAAATGGAAAAGTCCTGACGATGACACAAGAAGTCTAAAAACCTCTTTACAATGGTAATCTTTTAGCCCTCCGGTTCCATCATTAGCAGGTAGCTTACGAATTCCTTCTTCTTCAAACATAGATATTTTAGATTGAACACCCATTGTTTGAAGCATATATTGAATTTCTTTTAGAAATTTTTCATTTACGTTTGCTATTTGTAAAGACTCATTTATACCATTTTTACAAATATGTCCATCCCCATCACAAAACCCTGCAAACCATTCTAATCTGGAATTTACTGTATAACTAGTATTTGGAACAAAGAATTTTTCTTTTAGATTACTTGCATATCCGTAAATTCTAGTTTGTTCTGGTTGCACAGTCCAGTTGGTTACTGATTTTATGTGCTCTTTTAATTTAATCTTTTCATGATATAGGTATATTCTGCTTTTAGTATTATCTACAAAACATCCATCAGCCGAATAAAAACCATTATCATATGCATACTCTAGTATATCTTCACCATCAATTATAGGCAAATTAAACTTTACAAGTTTATCACCAATCTGTAAGTCTTTAGCGGGAATACAGATAGGATTACTTCCATATTTTTTTACAACATAAAATTTATGATACTCTGTACAGTCTAATGATTGTCCTGCACTTGTTTGTACTGTAATTAGCTCAGAATTTTCAGATGTTTTTTTAACTTGAACATTTGACCACTCATTTCCATTCCATACGTTCACAAATTTATTTTCCAATAATCCTATTTTTATATTTCCTTTATCAGTAAGGAGTAGTGTATCAGGGGAAACACATAAATTACTTCCCTTGACTTTCAAATTATTTTTGATATATGCTTCTGGTCTATTATTATTTATTTTATCTATAAAGCAGAAATATCCCCTACCATGAACCATTTTTAGTTTCATAGCCTTTTTAAATCTGCGAATTGATTCCGTATCGTTAGAATTACAGAGATTTATAAAATCATTTGTGACAATCCACCCAATATTTACATCATCAGGTTCTTCTAGCGCATAGTCTGCAAGTTCATCAAAATCTCCGTGGTCTATTTCAAGATAGCCAGCCCACGCACCTCTCCTAGAAGTACCCTGCGCCACATCTCTCATTGCTTGAACGTAGGATTTAAATACAGGGAGAACGCCGGACGCTTTTCCACCAGATTTGATTTTACTTCCTCTAGGTCTAATATTCCCTAAGTATCCAGAAGTACCAAAACCATTTTTAGTTAGCATAGCGGTTTCATGAAGTGTACCATAAAAGCCGTCTACACTATCTGAAATTTCTGCACCGCTGCATGAAACTGACATTCCTCTATCTGTCCCTGTATTTGCAAGCACAGGTGTACTAGGGCTTAGCCATCCGTTCCAAAGCAAGTTAAAAAATTTATTTTCTGCTTCAGGATACTCATTTTTAACATATTCTGCGGCAGTTTTAGCAATCCGTTCAAATTGCCCTCTGACAGATTTGCCGTTAGTATCATACTCGTATTTTTCTTGGAAAAGTTGATACCCTGCTGTAGTATACCACTCAGGAAGATTCCCTTGTTCTTGAAGTTCTTTTCTTTTAGCACTGAGCTTTTTATATAAATTATCCATTAGTCTACCTTCCATTCAAATTCATTTTCATCCCATTCTCTATGGTATTGTGAGCCAAGTCCACTGAAAAAGTCATTAAAATTATAGTCATTAATTGCCTTGTAAAATGTATCAGCAATAGGATTGTATGTTACCTCAAAAATAGGTCTTATATCTAAGTTTTTTAAACATTCATTTATTCTCGACTGAACAAAATTTTCTAATTGGTGTGAAGTTATACCATCAATTTTCCCTTTAGAGAACATTAATTTGATAATTTCAACTTCATGTTCATATATTTTATTTGCTGTTTCAATTATCAAATTATGTATTTTTTGAAGTTCATCTTCGTTTGGATTAATTCTACTTACGAGATACTTATAAGACCATGCCCCTGCGATACTGTGGATATTTTCATCTCTCAGAGAGAAATTGATTCCCCTAACAACATGCATTAATTTATTTTTTCCTTGCGATTGATAGTGCTTTAAAAATGCGAAGCTACTATAAAGGATAACTCCTTCAACCATTGAAAAAGCGGCAAGAGAAATTAAATCATCTTTATGAGAGACTATCTGTCCAATATGTTCTATTCTATTTTTTAGAATAGGATTATCCTCATAAGACATAAAAAACTCTTTATTATTTAAATGCAGTAGCTCATTTATTCGATTATAGAATGGGGCATGAACTGCAAGTTCAAACATGCTAAATACAGAGGCCATCCTGTGAAATTCACTTCCGTCAAATATTTGTTTATATCTAGACCCCCAATATTCAGAACCAGCATGTGTTTCATACAATGAAAATAACTTCAATGTCGTTATGACAGCATGTTTTTCTGCTTCGGTAAAATTAACTAGAATATCTTGTATATCTTTTTCAACTTTTGGCTCCTTCCAAGACCAAAAGATTTTTAATTGCTCATCAGCGAATTCAATTGGCTCTTTTCTCTCCGATATAGGAATTAAATGCTTATCAATCATTCCACTAACCCCCTTGCTCTATACATATCTTTAATCAAGCTGCAATTCTTTGATTTATCCACAGCTTCTCTACTTGCATACCCAGAGTTAATCCACTCTTTATCTGTTCGCTCATTACCTACCCATCTACTGCATTGTACCACTTTTCCAAACCTATTCCTATGCTGTATATTCTCTTGTATTTCATAAGGTAGCCCTATTTCCATTCCAAGACTGTATAAAATACCCTCGAATTCATTTTTATTCTTGTCAATCCAATCATATGTGATGTCAGTATAGACAGCCGCTAGTTCAGTCATACTGACGTACACAAGTGCAATTATATTCATGCTTCTCCTTTGTCCTGCTATAAGTTAATCTTATGGACTGTATTATAGCAGGTTATGATGTTAATGTCCAATGCTTTATGTTTGATTCCCTTGCTTGTCAAGCAATTGCCTGTACTGGATAAACCCTTGAAGATTCCCTGAAAGATATTTACCTTTGTTATTCAAAGCTGTGACACCTTGCATAAAACACGGTGGTAAATCCTTCTCTAGGCTTTCTACTTCCATGACTTTACCTTGATGTTCTGTAGGGCTTAGGTGCTGTTTAGCCCCTGAGAATAACCTATCGTAAATCTGCATAGCTTTTTCTCTAGAGTCATTCAAAGCCCTGTAAGAGACTTGAGCACAACAACTAGCAGAGATTTTCAAGGCTTGTTCTTCTGTCAGTTTATCGAAGTTACTGTCAAAGAACTCTTGGCTTCCTTCTGTAGTTTCTTCCCAATACACATACGGAATATGCCATTGATTAGGTTTAAGCTGAACAGGGATACTCAAGTCATACGCTTGTCGCATCTTATCTGCTAGTGCAACCATCTCAGGCTGTGCTGCATCAGGGTCTTGACGTAACCAAAAGAAATTCATGAATTCAGTCCCCGTTAGAATCACTTTAATAGTGCTATAAGGCTCTGTAATTCGGTTAGTCCACTGCTTATGTAGTCCAATCCATTCCAAGAGCCTAGAGACGGCAAATGAAGCCTTTGCGGATACATTCCAGCAGCTTTTAGCTAAAGCTAATCGAAGTCCTTTAAGAACCTCTGTGCTTTGCATCCCTGCTTTATTCTTTCCCCATACAATAGGTCTGACATGCTTAGAGTTAACTTCATAGGATTTCTTTACCGTTACAGCACGAGAACTCTGGGAATTCCTAGATAGAATCCTATGAGTGTTCATTTCACCGTGTAAGAATCTAGGATAACTAAGCTCAAAAGTAGTCATCCTAGAACCTTCAGGGGAAATGCTATCTGTTATTACTTTTACTTCAATAGGGTAATTCAAATGCTCTCCTTTATTGCTGTAGTCCTTGATTGGTTTTAGTCAGTTCTCTTTCAAGAAGAAACATCAGATTAGTGATGGCTGCTGCTAGATGATGGCAATCGCTACCCCCTTCTCCTACGTCATACGCTTCCCCTCGTTGATAAGCCCATTGATGCCTTTGACTAGCTGCAAAGAACCTCCGTTGAGGATTATCTACTTTCTTCCAATTAGGTTCGATAGATAAATCAGGGGAATTGTATTTCTTAGCACCTGCTGTAAGAGTACGAACGATTTCATGCAAAGCATTAGGTGGAAGTAATGAGTAATCGGGCTTACCTGCATCATGCTTAATACCTGTCCCTTTACCACCTGCACCTGAATCACCTATTTCAATCATAGGTTTACCAACGTATTGACTTGGGTCGAATTTCAATGCTGATTCTTTTCCTGTTTTAGTCCATCCTTCATCATAATGTACGTTCATAGGCATCCTTTTAAATCCACAGCTTCAAAGCCTGCTGGTTTCATGATTTTATCATCCTCGTTACGAAGATAAGCGTAATGCGTAGCCCCTTCATGCTTGTAAGTACGGATAGTATCACCGTAGATTTCTAGAGTACGTTGATGCGTCAACACATCATCCTGATGAACAAGTTTACTCAAGTTATTGTTAGAGATAAGATGCAAGGCTTTCTGAATGTCATAACCCTTGACTTGCAGCTTACGAAGCATCCCTAGTGATACAACAAGCACATCAATAACACCGTCAAGAACCTCAACGTAATCCTCATCAGCAAGCCCTGTACCGATTTCTAGGACTTCTTCTTCAAGATACCCTAGTTGCTTTACAAAGTCCTCTTTAGAGGTCTTAGAATCCTTTCCTGCTAGTGCATTAAAGGTACAGCATTCATTATAGAAATCATCTAGACAGTAGTTCTCATACACAGGGACTTCTTGCTTAGGTGCTTCCTGTTCAGGTGCATTTCCGAATAAATCCTGTGTTTTAGTATCTTCAATTTGTTTCATTTTAATCCTTTACAATTTCAACGTCAGAAGTATAGACTATATTGAGAGTATCTAGGGTATCCCCTGTTCGTACCCAATACACATCTGCGTTTGGTTCAATTCGGTGCACTATATAAGTCTTACCGATGTACTTAGCATACCACAGTAAGTTATCTCTACTACGGACTATTTTAATCTTCATTATGACTCCTTATTGTCAGCATAGCTTAATTATAGCAGTTTCTCAACCAAAAGAAAACCCCTTGGACTGAACCAAGGGGTGTACTTCTATTATGTCTTAGAAGATGCTAGTAATGATTTACGTTTCTCTTTCGTAGTTAGATTAGTGCTAGAACGATGCAAAGCACCGCAATCATTGCATTTAATCTCTTTATAGATACCTGTAGGTGTAGTCACACGTCTACCTGTTTCTTCGATTTCAGTGCTTCCACAAGTCTTACAACGAGGTGTATTATCACTGTAGTAATTAGCTGCGTTAAATCCTGATACAAGTCCACGGCTACGCAAAGCTAGATACACAAGACGAAGCAGATTAACGTCTTGCTTGCAGTAATCATACATCTCAAGCAAAGCTGTTTCATCACCTTCTTGAACACGAACCCAAAGGTCAATACCGCTATGCTGTACTTTACGACCTACTTCAAGATAAGCGCCTAAGCTATCTAGTTTATTGCTAGGTAGTCGGAACTTCTTCTTGGCGATTTCTAGAGTATCTAGAATATGCACAGTAGGAAATGTAGGAAGGTCGTTAGCCAATGCTCTAGCTTCAAGCATCTTCATATCGAAGTTACGTCCGTTATGCGCTACAACAGCATCAGCTTGCGATACAAGCTCAATAGCTGCTTTAACCATGTTGTAATCTTCACCTCTACGGACTTCTTCCTTGTCTACAATGATATGAGTTTCCCCTTCATGCAGCCATTGGTAGCCTACCATCAATACCTTGCCACCTTCTGATTTAACTGCACTCTGATTGATGTATTGGCGGTGCCTCCCGAACGCATACACAAGAGCAGCAGAAGTTTCAATATCAAGAAGAAGAATCCGAGGGCCATCTTTGGGCATTTCCTTTGTAGTTTTAAGAGTATTACGAGTAAGCAATCCTGAGATAAAATCATTAACTCCTGATTTAGAGATACCTAGAATCTCTGCGATATTACGACTGCTGTATCCTTGAAAACGAAGTTCGATAATTTCATCTTGGATTTCTTTTGAATAATAACTCATACATCTCCTTGTAGTTCATGCAAGCACTCATCAATAGCTTCTTGCACTTGTTTAAAAGTAACATCACGACTAAGTAACCCTGTACTAAAGTTCTTCTTTCGTTCAGCCCCGTTTTTACCTTTAGGTAATCCTAGCTTAATCAGAAGATTATCTTTAGTCCTTTCATCGAGTTTATTGAACTCAGTCTTAGCTTTCTTCATCCAAGAAGGATGCAAGAATCTTTCATCAGGTTCTTCTTTGTTCTTATGCACATAATCAGCACAAGCTAAAAGGAACTCATACAGTCCGTTAGGATACCATGACTTGATATGCCTATTGAAGTTATTCTCAATGACACCTAGCATAGCGTTAGTGCTTCTATGTAGAACACCTCTAACGTACTGTGTTTTGTGGTCATGGTCAAGTACAGCTTTACCCTCTGGCATGGTAAGCAAAGTCAAAGCATCTTTAAAAGATTGCTCAGATAGAAGAAGTTCTCTGACTGTCTTAACATCCTTAGCGGTGTACAGATGCTTAGGTAACGGGGTTTGCATTACGCTCCTTGTACTTCTCTAGGACTAGACATCCTTTATGTTTTTCAATGACTTTCATAATCAAATCATGCGGGACGTTATCATAGATAAGCTCATCTACCCCGTCAATCTGAAACATAGGTTCAGGTGTATTGCAGAACCCTATTTCAAAGGTAGCCCATTCATGCGGGTTGTCACTTCTAGGTGTGCAGTAATGCAATCCAGAAGCCTGTACGCTGAATTGGAAACCGTCTCTACATACTAAAGGGCTGATTGGAATTGGGTGCTGAATAGCATCTAGACGTCTTACAGCTTTGATATAACTTGAGAGTAAATTCATTTAGAGACCTAAGGTACTCTTACTAATTGCACTCAAAAGATAATCCAGCTTCTCTTGGTATTCTACAATCTCAGCTTTAAGTGCATCAATCTCTCTATCTGCTTCAGATAGCAACTGCACAGCATGGACTAGGGACTTTTCAGTAAGCGTCTGTTTGGACTCTTGCTGTTCTTCTTGGTCATTAGCTGTGTTATCAAAGTCACTCGGGTCTGCGAAGTACATGCAATTCATTTACTCTCCTTTGTTTTCTTTAGGTTTATCTTAAATCGTTTAAGGAACGCCTTTGAATCCAAAGGGTCATCCATTGAGCATTTCATATGTACGCATTTGAAGTACAAATCAAACATATGCAAGTAATCAGATTTTATTACTTCACCATTCCAAGCTGTGTACTCGAACTTGTCAGGATACCATTCCTTGTATTTATCAAGGACTTTCTGTAAAGCCTCTTTCTCTGTCTTGCAATCCTTCAAGTCATTGTATGCTGATTTCTCTCCGTACTTCTTATTAGTCAAGAAAGTAGGTTTGTAGTGGTCTACAGGGTCGCCTATAAGCATCTGAAAGCAAAAGAACATAAAGCCATCACCTGTGATTTTCTTACCAGTATCCCATAAGCTACCAAGCGTAGGAACAGCTTTTACTTCAGGTTTTTCTTTAGTAAAATCATACAGATTCAATCCTGAGTACGCATTGGCATCTTTGTCTACTGTAACGATAATAGGCATGTCTTTACCTGCTAGGACTTCATAACCACGGATAATAACGTAATCATCAGCTTCCATACCATCAGAGACTCTAGCTTTGTAGTTCTCTAGCAAGAACTTCTTGCAGTTTCTAAGATGCAACGGTCTAAGCATATGGTTACGATTACCTTTGTACTGTTGTGGTAACGGTAAAGTATCTCTGAAGTTATTCTTTCCAGAGATAAACACCTCTACAGAATCAGCAAATAAAGAACTCTTGAATCCTTCAATCTGTCGCTTCATGATACCGTAAGCTGCTATAGGTTCTTCTGCTGTCTGAATATCTTCTATTTCCCAATCTTCTGGAATGTATTCTTTCTCTTTGCTCTCTAGGAACTCTTTAAGAGCAGTCCTGTTATCAAAAGATTTTGTCCACGCTGAAGATTTATGCACAGCTTTAATAGTCCGTGTTTCGATAGCTGCCGCTGCTCTGTAAGCAATAACGTCACCATCTATAATCAAAACAGTTCTACTCATATTTTGTATCGAATCCAATAAAGAAAAACCCCTCAGAGTTAACTGAGGGGATTATTAGATTAGCCCGTATAGGCTTGAACTGTGTCAATCAATGCTTTGCTCTTATCAATCAGGTCAGTTTCAGTAGCGTTAGCGATAGCTTTGGCTACAGCAGCAAGGATACTTGGGTCAAAACCATCTTCTTTAGCTGCATCTTTAACAGCTTTGATACTCTCTTTCAGAGCATTTTCTTCCTTGCAGTATTCTACAAGAGCATTGAGGTATTGTACTTTAGTTTTAGACATAGTTTCCTTTCTGATTATTTATTACGGTAAGCTAGACAACCTGTAAGCCAAGCTGATGCAGCCCATGTAGCTAGATTGTACCCTACATTTGTACCAAAGATTGTATTAGTAGCCCATATGGTTACAAAGGGGCATACAATCATAATACAGATTACACCTACGATGATACCTGCAATAGCGTATTTATTATCTCTCAAGTTCTGCCTCATCTTTCTAGAATGGAAGGTCGTCATCCAAATCTTCCACTGCTTTAGGTTTAGCTTTCGATACAGGTGCAGCTTTAGCTTTAGGGGCTTCTGCTGCTGGTGCTTCACCTACGATACCGAATTCAGAACCTTGTACTACATTTTCATGTGAATTAGGTTCATATGGAATCAAGGTCTCTACAAGGACATTCTTCAGATAGAATTGCGTAGTGCCATTAGTCTTACGGAAGAATGGGTCAATAGAGACTTGACCGATAGAACCATTAGCTACGATTTTATCTGTGCTATTGGTGATGTCAAGCAAAGTACCTCCTTTACGTTGAAATACTTTAGGACGGTAAATCTCAGGGACTTCTTTACCAGTTTTACCTAGCGTACAGCTTTTCTTAACCTTGAGAATCCATACGTTTTTACCTGCATCTTCAGGCGGGTCAATCTTGTACTTAGTCTTGAAATCAGCAGTCTTGACTTTCTTAATAGAGATACCTTTAGCGTTCATCTCTTGCATTTCAGCTTCAAGATTATCTACATAGTCCTCGTCAGTGACTACAACAGAAGCAGACCATTCAAATCCGGGTTCTTCTGTAGTACCTTCAGCTTTGAATCCACGGCGGGGCTGTTGTACCGTGCAGTACATAAGCATACCTTTAAGATTTCCGTCAGTGATTTTACTCATATTAGTTTCCTTTCGTTATTTCGTTGTTGACTTTTCTGGTTTGTTATAAGGTTTCACGATTCCTTTAGCTTTCGCTTCTACAAATCGTTCAACATAATTAGGATTATACATCCTTTTTATCGTATTGTAATTATTATAAGCAAATTCCCTGAACCAACCTTTAGTGATAGTCGTACAGACTTTCTCTAAGGCTGTCTCAAAGGCTTTCTCTCTGTCGATGTTAATAACACCAAAAGGGATTATAGCACGTTCTAGAGCAAGTACATATACTTCTTCAAGAACACCGCATAATCTTACACCTTCTGAAGTATCAAAGAAAGCATTACGGTCGCATTGAACTTCAGAATTACCTTTATTATACAGCTTATACGCGGGTACGTCAAGATGTTTTACAGCTTCATGCAAAGAATCATGCTCGTACTTGTAATCAAAGTTATCCGTAAAGAATTCATCCTTTGATTTATTAAGAGAATATCCTTTAGTATAAGTCGCTGCTTCTCTCTGCATGAATACATCTTTATGCAACTCAATAAAATACTTGAATTCTTCATGTTTCTCGAACTTATTCAAGACTTCAATATCCTTCATAGTCTTGAGGAAATGCTTACCACCTTTGTATTTATGAGAGTGCTTTAGTAAAGCGTACATAGGGATACTGCATACACTCACAAGGTTATCTGCAAAGTGCACTCCATCTTCTACTTTATATTTCTCTAAGTCAAGAATCGCTTGATTGCTTCGCTGCATAGGTGTTTCTGTACCTGCGAATTGACAATCAATGATACGGTCGTTTGTCTTGATGTACCCAGAATCTTGCTTAAACGCCAGTCCCTTGACGTATTCTTTATTATCGTAATAGAGTTTTTTGAAGTCATCTTTAGTGCAAATAAAATCTATATCTCTATTTTCATCGTCACCACGCATAGCGAAGTACATCTCTCCATCACGAACGGAGATAGCTTGAGAGCCTATGATCAGCATTCTTGGGAAGTCTCCCAATCATCGTTTACCGACGCTTCCCATTCAGCGTCAATATCAGAAGCGACAGCCATTACTTCAGAGTAAGCAGGGTCTGTGTTGAAATGCCAGTTATTATCAAGGCATAGCTTTCTAATAGTCTCTAGTGCATCTTGATTATCTTCAATGAGGATGATTTTCATATAGCTCCTTAGTTAATGTTAGTGCATGTATTATACATCGGATTCTTTAGCTAAACGCTGTTTTTGCATTTCAACGTACTCAGGTGATATTTCTATTCCTATGAAGTTTCTATTCAATCGTTTAGCCGCTACTGCTGTTGTACCACTCCCCATAAACGGGTCAAGAATCACTTGAGCATTTGTACTTCTGATAATTCTATCAGCTAATTCAATAGGGAACGGTGCAGGATGAGGATTATTTCTTTCTTGGGGTATTTCCCACACATCCCCTAAAGCTGATGCACCTTTAGCTAATACAAATTTAGGTTTAGCTATAAGGTAGATTACTTCATAAGTAGGAAGGAAATACCCTTTGTTAAAATTGATTCCACCTTTACGCTTCCAAATGATTATCTGCCGTACAGGGAATTGACTTACAATATCTTGACGGTCTTGTAGCAAACCTCCCTGTACTCTCCATTTATGATTATAGAAGATAGCACCGTCATCTTTTAATACTCTGAACATTTCCGTAAGACAATCTTTTTGCCATTGAACGTATTCGTTATGTGGCATACAGTCATTGTAGTTACTATATCCTTCTAGTAACTTAGCATTAGACCATTTACCTCCACGTCCATCTTTCATACCGTTGCCAGTTGAGTTTTTAAGGTTGTATGGTGGTGATGTACATACCAAGTCGATAGAAGCGTCTGGAAACTGTTTTAAGGTGCTTAGTGCATCCCCGCAGATACAAGTATCTAATACGTCTTGTATCAGCATAACGCAGACGATGCTACCCAATTACCATAAACACGATTACCGTATTCCTCTTGATAATACTGGAGTTCCTCATCAGGAATATAGACTTTTCCATGACCTGTTTCTCCATGAAGGACAAGATGCAGGTCATGCTTTAACGCGAAGTCAATGAGCTTTTGTTCGCCTTTTTCACAACGTTTAAGATGCGCTGTAATCATACCTTCAAGTTCTTTGCGTAGTTTGTTATGCGTAGCATCTGATGTTTGTTCTTGCATGTTGCTCCTTAATTACTCTAATGTATTTCTGCTGCGTTATTTCCAACTTTGTATTCACCATCAAGTTGTACTTTCATTTTCAAGATTGTACCAGCTTTCTTGATGTAGTCAACAAGAGACTGTCCAATTTCTTCTGCTATTTCTTCAGGTGCTTCAAAATCCCCTTGGTCATGAAATGCAGCAAGTCTACGGACTACATATCCTTTGTATAGGTAATACGGTCTACCAAGGTTATCTAGTTGTAAATACCCAAGTTTATTATCAAGCATACACAAAGCATAAGTGATGATTGTAGCACCAAGATTCTGTACTTTAAGATTAACAAGAAGATGCTTGCTTCTTGCAGATAGAATCTTAC